CAGTGGAGAGATTACAAAGTTAAATGATTTGTGGGATAGGAGTATGGATGCCATAGTTACTAGTTTTGAGAAAGCTATGGCTGATCTGACTACTGCTTACTTTGAGGTATTTATTCAAGGTATTCTAAAGCAGAGCACGATGAAGACAGTAGCTGATTTCTTTGGTGATGTTGCTTCGGCTTATCTTGGCAATAGTAATTATGTACCAGACTCAGGCAAACTTGCTGGTGCAGATCGTCAGTATGCTTCTGGTGGTACCATTAATGAACCAGTATTTGGTATAGGACAGCGTTCAGGTGAGACATATTCATTCGCTGAGAAAAGACCAGAAACAGTCATTCCGCATGGTGGTCTTACTATGCCAAAGTTTGATGTTGTTGTTAATGTAATCAACAAAACATCGCAAGAAGTAAATGCTAAGCAAACTGGTGCTAGATTTGATGGCAGACGATACATAGTAGAAACTGTACTTACCGATATTGAACGTGGTGGCCCTCTAAGAAGTGCTTTTAAAGGAGTCAGATAATGGCTTTCCCTACACTTAATCGTAGACCAAAGACAGTCAAAGTTATGCCAGAAGAGAATTTACTTTCCTCTGATATGGAAGCTGGTTACCAACACAGACGCAAGAAATTCACTAGGGAAAGAAAGAAGTTTGATATTAGTTATGACTTGTTGAGTACTGCTGATCGTGATTTGATAATTGCCCATTTTGATACAGTTGGCCTTCATACGTCATTTAATTGGACAGATTTGGAAGCAATTGTACATACAGTATTTTACGACAAAGCACCTGCATATGTTAATTCAGTCCCGGGCTGGTTTCAATTTGAAACTTTGGAGCTTATGGAACAATGATAAATCTTCCTGCAAATTTGATTCTAGAAAAGAATAAACTTGACGGCCAAGCTCCTTGGTTAGTCACTCTTGATATAGTTATGCCTAACAGTGATCAATATTTTCTTGTTAGAAATAACGAAGATATCACATTTAATACTCAACTATACACTGCTGTTCCTTTTGAGCTTGATATTTATACCCAAGATGGCACTGGAGAAATTCCAAGTATTAGTTTAACTATATCTAATGTACATCGAGTTTTTCAAAGTTACTTGGAAGCTTATGACGGAGCATTAGCTGCTACAGTTAAAGTTAGAGTTATCAATATGGATAATCTAACTGAAAGTTATACTGAACTTGAGTTAGACTTTGATATAATGAGTAGTTCTGCTACATCTGAAAGTATTGTGTTTGTTCTAGGAGCACCAAATCCTTTGCGGCGTAGGTTCCCTCTTCATAGATTTATTGCCATGCACTGTAATTGGCAATTCTTATCAGTTGAGTGTGCTTATGGTGGAGCGGATTTAACTTGTGATAGAACATTTACTGCTTGTACAGCAAAAAGTAATACACCTAGATTCGGTGGTTATCCTGGTTTAAACAGGATAGGAGTACGTCTTGTATAATGACTTGATTGGTAAGAAATTCAAGTATCATGGACGTGGCCCAGATGAATATGATTGTCTGGGATTAGCTATTGAAGTGTTACAACGTAATGGTATCAATATGATGGATTTTCAAACTTACAAAGGTAACTTCCGATCAGTTGCTGAGACAATAACAAATGCTAAGTTAGTTGAGAATTGTGTAAAGATAAGTAAACCAGAGAAACTAAGCATAGTTACTTTTAAAATAGTTAGTGATTTTGTCAGCCACATAGGGATAGTAATAGATAATTATTTATCTTTTATTCATATACTCGAAGGTACTCATGTTACTATTGAAAAGTTACATCATCCTACTTGGATAAGAAAAATAGAGGGTTATTACAAATGGATTCATTAAAACTTGTTGTTGTTAAAAATCCATTCAATAGGGCAGATAAAGAGACTATGGTTCTCGAATATCATCGGCCTTCTATTGCTCAGATAATTATTGACCATGCGCCTTTGGGGTTAGATGTCATTGTTAGTATTAATGGTGTTGTGATTCCAGTTGAAGAATTTAACTTTACTTTCCCTGGTAAAGGTGACGAAATTGTCATAATGCCTTATATCCATGGTAGTGATAATGGGAAGCAAGTTTTGCGGGTAGTAATGATGATTGTCGTTGCTGTTGTCGCACAATGGGCTGGTGGCGCACTTGCTAAGGCTTACTTTGGTGGTAGCGCAATAGCTGCTGCTGGCTTCACAGCTGCTTTTATGGCTATCGGTGGTGTTTTGATAAATACACTTGTGCCACCTATACAACCAGATGGGCCAGGAGAACGAGATACCAGTGCTGCTTATGGTTGGAATCCACAACTTACTCAACAACAAGGAATAGGTCTTTCCAGATGGTATGGTAGACATAGAATAAATACCGGTAACATTATTGCTTCTTATATTGAGTCTTCTGTTAGTTATGGTGATTTGTTTTTAATTAACACAATATTCAACGGTGATTCAATACAATATATAAATGCGCTTATTTCTTATGGACTTGGTCCATTTAAACGTATGTATGATTTTAGAGTTAATGACCAACCTATTGAAAATTATCAAGGAGTTACCGTAGAAACAAGACTCGGTTATCTTAATCAACCAGTAATTCCTAACTTTGACGACACAAAAATAGAATACAATGTTGGTTCTATTGTATCATCTAACGACCCTGTTGTGTATAGAACTGTTGGAAATGATTTTGATGCTTTTGAGGTTGAAATAGTCGCGCCACAAGGTATTTGGTATGCCAATGATAATGGTGGTTTATCTGTTAATAGTGTCGAAGTATTAGCACAGTATAGGAAAGTTGATCCTGGGCCAGAATTATGGACAGGTACAGTTGTAGTTGGTGCAGGTTGGGTAGATAACCTTGATGGTACATTTACAGCAACAGCAGCCAGTACCGCTATTAGTGTAGCAGCAGGTGTAACTATTGGAGATAATTACACTTCTAGTTTTGAAATAGTTTCTTCTAGTGCTGGTACAGTTAGAGCTACTGTAGGTGATACTGGATTAGGTACAATTCAATCAGTTGTTGATACATATTCAGAAGATATAGTAGCAGCTGGAACCGTGACAGATATAGCTTTTCTTGGCGCTAGTTTTACTGGTACTATTAGACCAATTAGTGTCAAACTTAATAAGCCATGGTCTAATCTTAGTAACTCATTGTCGCAATTATTTCCAGTATCTTTTGAACCACATTGGGCAGCTGGTACTTGGTATACGAATGATGGTGTTACTAAATTTATCTCGCATTTTATCGGCACAGGAGATATTGATGCCCATCATGAAGGTGAACATTACCTCTGGCAACCTTATGTTGGTGTTTTTATCAATACAATATGGCATTGGATAGATGGGCCTTCTGAATTAGTTGCGTTTCTAGATTTTAATGATTATAGTTTAACACCAGTAACTCTTATTGGTAATAAAACTAAACCTTTTAGACATATGCTTAAAGTAGGTAGTTATATTGTAGCTACTGGTTTCCAATATGATATTAAAATAACAAAAGTAACTGCTGATAGAGAAGACACAAGATATGGAGATTTAATACAACTTGGTAAAGTAAATGAAATACAGAATGATAATTTTACTTATCCACGTCACACATTAGCTAGTATTAGAGCACTTGCCACAGATCAACTTAGTGGTAGTTTTCGTTTCAGCATGATGGTTGACGCTGCTATCATTAATACTTATAATGGAACAAGTTGGGAATTACAATACTCGAATAATCCTGCTTGGGTATGTTATGACGTTCTTACCCAACCCGTACTATCAGGTAGTGGTAATTCAGAAGACATACTTAGAAATAAGGCTATAACTTTTGAAACTCCATTTGTCTTAATTGGTGGTAATGTTGGCAGTATTGATGGCACACAGATAACAGCTAAAACAATGACTTACGTTGATGGTTTAGTTGGGCAATCAGGAGATATTAAATTAACTATTGCAGCTATAACATATGGTTCTGGTTTTGATGTTTACTTAGGTAGTGGAACTACTCCTATTAGTATTACTGGAAGTTATACTGCTATACATACACTAGACGCTGGTAGAACTTCTGACGATGTAATAATTAGTGTTCCTAGTGGCGTAGAGGTTACTTATGTATATGCTATTGTTATGCCAGAAGCACCAGAAGGTTTTACCATTGAACGTTATGATGGTATAGACCCAGCACGACTTGATTATGTTAAGTTTAAAGAGTGGGCTGATTACTGTGATGGGTTAGTAAATGATGGTAAAGGTGGGACAGAAAAGAGGTGTACTTTCAATGGTGTGTTTGATTCTGAAACCACTATGTGGGAAGCAGCTTTAGTTGTTTGTACAGTTGGTAGAGCTATGCTTCTTTGGGAAGGAACTACCATAAGTGTGTTTATTGATAAACCAGCTTCTCCAACACAACTATTCAGCATAGGGAATATTGAAGTTGATAGTTTTAGTGAATCTTTTTTAACCACTGCTGAACGTGCAAGTGAAATAGAAGTTGACTTTATTAACGAAGAAAAAGATTATACTCGTGATAAGTTTACGGTAATTAATAGTAACATTGCTAATGCTAGTAACAAAATTTCTATGAATCTTCAAGGGGTTACTAAACCTTCTGAAGCATACAGACTTGCAATGTTGAGACTTTTACAGAATCAATTTATTGTTCGTGTTATGAGTTGGAAAGCAGCAATAGATGCTATTACCTGTCAAATTGGTGATGTAGTTTATCTTCAACATAATGTTCCTCAATGGGGACAGGGTGGAAGGATAGTAAGTAATACGACATTATCTATCACTGTAGACCAACCAATAGTATTTTTAGTAGGTGTTACTTATCAAATTATATTCAGAGGTAATGATGATACATTGCATACTAGGACATTAACTAATGCTGTTACTGAGGATTCTTATCTTGGTGATGAAGCAAGTGACATTTTAGTTGATGAATTAGGATATATGCTTTTAAGTGGCCCGACTATTGGTGATTTAGTATTAACTTTTGATACAACTTTAACTGGTGATTTCACACAATGTCCATATAGTGTTGGTGCAATTAATCAAAGTACGAAACCAGTTAGGGTTATAAATATGAAAAAAGACCAAGATCAATTTGTTGAGTTGACTGCTGTTGATTACAATGAGACTATTTATAATGTTGATACTGACACCCCTGTGATGCCTACTTATAATTATAGTAATTTACCTGCTACTATGACTGTTGATAATTTAATAGCAACTGAACGCCTCGAGAACTTAAGAGGAATAGTTTCAGCAGTTGTCGATCTAAGTTTTGAAATAACTAATGTTAGTTTCTTTGAAGAAATAGAACTTTACTATAGAATAGGTAATGGTAATATTAATTATCATAGTAACGTAACTGTAGGTAATACAGAAATACGAAACCTGCTTGAAGGACAAACTTACACTTTTTATGTAATTCCAGTTAATTACTTTGGGCATAGACCTTTATTCCAAAATGCTTCTAGTGTAACATTAGCTATAATTGGTAAGACTGCACCACCATCAGCATTAACTAATGTTAATTTAAGCCTAATTTCAGGCAATGCTAATTTTACTTGGACACAGCCACCAGAGTTAGATGTACAGATAGGTGGTGAAATAGCAATACGCCACTCTAAAAAAACATCAGGAGCTATATGGGATGATGGTTCAGATGTAGCAATAGTAAGTGGTATTAGTTCATCACTTCAAGGTCTGCCACCATTAAGTGGTACATACATGTTTAAAGTATATGACTCAACAGGAAATCAAAGCACAATTACTTCTTATAATACTAGCACTATACCTCAAATATTACAATTCAATGCTGTTACTACTTTACAGGAAGAAACTACATTTACTGGTACTAAAGTAGATATGAGCGTTATTAGTAATACATTGAGATTAACTGAAGCTGGTGGTTTCTCACCTACTAGTGGTTCTTATGCGTTTGCAAGTGGTTATGATTTAGGCAGTGTTCAAACATCTAGGCTTACGTCAAACATAGAAGCACTGTTTTATGATATATCTACTAACATAGATAGTATATTAACGAATATTGATACTTGGAGTTCTTTTGATGGAGCAGATGTAACTGGGATTAGTTACCAATTACAAGTAAGAACTACTGACGATGATCCTGCTGGTAGTCCTACTTGGGGTAGTTGGGAAAACTTTACTATTGGTGATTATACTTGTAGAGCTTATGAGTTCAGATTATTAGTAACAAACACAAATATGAATGCAAACATAGCTATTGCAGTTTTACAAGTTACTATTGATATGCCTGATAGAGTTGAAGGTGCTCAAAGTATTGCTAGTGGTACTGGTGGGAAAGCTATTACATATACAAATGCTTTCCAATCTGTCCCAGCAAATGCTATTGCGGGTCATGGTATGGCTACAGGTGATTACTTTACAATAACAAGTAAAACAGTTAGTGGATTTACAGTTGAATTTTTTAACTCTAGTGCTACTTCAATAAACATAACTTTTGATTGGTTAGCCAAAGGATACTAAGGAGAATGATATGGCCCAACATGATCATGTATTAGACAACGCGGCTGGTGCAGCTTTTCGTGCTGACTTAAATCTAGCCATAGCTGCCATAGTTAGTCGAAACAGTGGAACTACTGCCCCAACTACTACTTATGCATTAATGTGGTGGGCAGATACAACGACTAATATTCTCAAGATAAGAAATTTAACTAATACTGGTTGGATTAGTATATTTAATCTAAGTACTGGCAAAGCTCTTAACATGAGTGTTGATGGTACAACAATTGAGATAAGTGGTAATGCTTTACAAATTGTTACAAATAGTATAGGTACTAGTTATATTGTAAATGACTCTGTAGATAAAGATAAGATAGCTGCTGACGTTGCTGGTAATGGTTTAGCTCAGAACGTAGATGGTAGTCTTGAAGTTACTGTGGATGATGTTACACTTGAGATTGTTACTGACACTCTTCAAGTGAAAGCACTTACATTAAACCTTTTTCCGGACTATACCTCAGGTACTGGTTATGGAGCTTTAGGGCTTGGTGGGTTGACTCCAGGTGCTACCAGGTCTGAAAACTATGTAAAATGTCTAGAGTACACAGTTCCAGTAGGTGGGACTCTTAAAACTTATTTAAGGGTTAGAGGCAATAATACTGGTGCTCCTGCAGCGGTTTTAGGCTACGCTCGAATATATGTTAATGGGGTAGCAACAGGGACTGAACGCTCACAAAGTGATTCCGTCTGGTCTTCCTGGTACGCCGAAGATATAGCGGTAAGTGCTGGAGATGAACTTCAAATATATTGTAAAGAACAAGACGCAAATTATCCTGGGTCTTTTGCATTTTTTGCGACTTCGGGAGTTAGCACTTTATCAGCTGTACCTCGCGGAGTTACATAAAATTATAATAACTAGGAGGTAAAATGGAAATACTAGCACAATATCCTGAATTATCACATGTAATAATTGTATTTCTATTCAAAGCATTTCTTTGGATAATGGCAATAGTAGGGGTTTTTATTTTATTGTTAGTTGGAATTATTGGTTACTTTGCAAGAAATCAACTTAGTGACATTAAACAAACCTTCAAACAGATGAATAAAAATATTGAAGAGTTGTTTGGCGAGCTTCGTTATATTAATCGTAAAGTAGGTCGTTACGATCAAATAGCTGACGAACATAACAAGGTATGGGGAGAAGGGCCGACTGAGATAAATAGACGTGGGAAAGGAGCACATTCATGCAGCGTTCAGGTGGAAGATTCCCAGGCGGAATAGTTATTCACCATTCGTTGACTGATGATGGTACTACTCTTAACAACACATATGCTATAGATAAGTATCACACAGAAGTTAATGGATGGGATGATATTGGATATCATTTCTTAATTGAAAGAGTAGATGACATAGTCCAAATTATGACTGGCCGACCATTACAATATAAAGGTGCACACTGTCCTCCGAATGATAGTATTGGAATTTGTTTGATAGGCAATTATGATAACTATGTACCGGACAGGGAAATACTCTGTTGGCTTAATAGATTAGTAGTTGGTTTGATGTTCACTTACGATATGACTCCACAGGATATTAGTTATCACAGTGACCATAGTCACAAATCTTGTCCAGGAAGTAAGTTTCCGAAGGTAGATTTTCTGCACAGTGTGCAAAGGATATACCAATCATGTCTATCACAGGTAGCGTAAGAGAAATAGGTACATTTCTAGATGCTATAACTATCCCACCGGAAATCTATGGTTTGTTGTTTATAGTACTCGTCTTACGACATTTTGATAAACATATAAAAG